TGGGGATTTAGGATGAAAGGGGGAGACTTGATATTCCCAACAGGTGACAGGGTAGCACCACAGCAGTTATTAGCCGCTATCGCTATCTTGCAAATACAAGCACCAGCGATGCAATGACACGTTCTAACTTCTCAAGTACGCTAGAGCTATGGCTAGAATCAAAGGGATTAAGTAAAAACAGGGAGGCAGTAGCCTCCCTATTTTTTTAGGGATTTATACGGTGAGACCAAGGAGTATGGTGGAATCTACCCCCGTGATACAGCTCGGGGGTTGGCGCTTGCGCTCCGTGTCCTCCCAATGGGCCCCTCCAGAGCGCAAGCGCCTAACGAATGAAATATGGCTTGCTCGACACTCGCCGCGCCTAGTTGTGGACAGTTCCGCGAGAAAATGCTGCCACCCACTGCGTTTGTTGAAACTTCTTTAATGGCTTGGCAGGGCGAAGGGTGTTTTTTTTCTGATACTCGAGTATCGATGATCAATTGACTGACTGGCGGGTTCGCTAAATCAAGCGAACCGCCGCGAACGCTTAGAGTGTTTCGGATATCCCTAAGTAACATAGGTTCAGAGTGTGTTGGAGCTAACGTTATGGCCGTCCCTGCGGGGCTGCCACTCCCTGCGCGAAACTTGCCCAACCGGGCTAGCGCGTTGCCCCGTCCTACGGATTGCCTGCGGCAATTTCTTACTAAATACAAGTTTAGGAAACATGGTCGAATACCGTTTCGGCCTTTTGTTGATTAAATCGGCTTTCATCAATACAGGTAATGACACGAGAGTTAGAGCCCCAAGTAATACGATAAACGCACTCCGTTAAAGCCTCGAATTGATAACCCATCTTTTCTAAATCTATATTGTTAAGAGAAAAAGAGAAAATTGGGTCATCCTGATAAGCACTAATATAAACGTGATAAAAAGTTAATTTAGTATCAATCTCTCTAGAGAATGACATCTTTTTATAAGCTATTTGTTTTGCATGACCAGAAACATATAAATTAAAGTCTTTTAATGGTTCAGAAACAGGAACGGTTTTTATCGTTTGTTGAGGTTTAGAGCTAGGAGATTGCGGAGGAACAGACAAGGGAACTTGTTCAACTTGTTCAGAAGGTAAAGGCTGTGCATCTATAGTTTTTGACTTTCGAGATTGAAAGTAATAACCAAGAATAAGAATAACAATAATGAAGCAAATCAAGGAACCCCAAAAAGGCCAACGCTTCCAGATAGGAGTAATATCAAAAGCTTGAGCTTCATCAACAGCACCAGAGCTTTGAGTGTGTGAGATTGATAAAAACCGAAATAGTGTTCCTTTATAGGTGCGTTGCTCGATGTTTATATCTTCTCTGGTATCACCGATGCGAACCTTTTTGTATAATGTCTTTTTACTGCCGAATGCGGTATTTTTAGCACAGTAAATATAGTCACTCTCAATCATCTAATCATCGTTGCTCTAATATCAGCATGAATCTTTCTTAGATTTTGAGTGAGAATAATAATATCAATGCCGTAGTGACCGTGCATTGAATAGAACTCAAGTCTTTTAGGGTCGCCAAGGCGTGTAGGAATAACCATGTGAGCCTCATCAATGACGTAGAGAAGGGGCTCTATTCTTGCCCTGTCTCGCCAATCATCGAGATAATGCTCAACTTTAGAGAAGGGACGATTCATAGAGCCATACTCTGTAAATTGAGCATCAATAACCTTAATCAAATATTTTGCACTTTCGCCAAATACTTTTTCAAACATGGGAATTCTAAGGGGGATGTTAGTAATAACCTTTCTGCCAGATTGGATAGCAGGGATAATATGGTAAACAACAGACTCGTATGACTTACCAGAGCGAGGACGACCAACAATTGCATAAATCATTAGTTAAGAACCTAAACGAGTAAATGGAACAAGTTGTAATAAGATACGAACAATGATTGCTGACATAATCATACCCAAACATTGAGGTATGCCAATAGCGCTAATAACCCAAGCAGCACCGGAAGGGATTCCGGTTAAATAAGAGGAAACATCCATTGGTTCTATTAGTGATAATGCTTTCTCTAATAAAAGGTTTACAGCAGAAAGAACGCCATCAATAAGCCACAAGAAAACATCCTTTAGCATATCAATAAGCGTAATTAATAGGCGGTAAAGAAACTCAATAAGCTTATTAAATAAATCAATTACCCAATCCATTTAGCCCCCAAATATTATTTTGCGACATAGAAAAGCAGTTGAAACCATCATGCACACGCGAACAAAGCCAAAAATCCAATCAAGATTTATATAATCGTCAAAGCTGAAATTTCCAAAGTGGAGAACTGGAATAGAAAATGATGGCCTTTGAGCGTGAGATAAATCAATTTTCATTAAAGTCTTTGACGGTATCAGTAACACTTTCAGAGACGGTTTCAAAATGATGTGAAAATATGCCTGAATACCATCAGGATAACCAGATTCATAAAACCCCGTACAAGTGTCAGACTCTATTACAAGTGCCAGAAATACCAGCCCCCAGAAGTATCCAACATTAGTAATTGCATCTTTTATTGCTGATACATCTTCACCAAGACCATCGACGGCATCGGATAAGCCATCAACTTTAGAGCCCAAAGCATTAACGGCATTGGTGGTTTTGTTAACGGCCGTGGTCACGTCTTTGTTAAGGTTCTGGATAAGTGCCTTTGTATTTTCGTAGATGGCCGCATCTTGTTTTTCCTGTTTGGCAATCTGAGCAACGATACGTTGTGATTGTGTATTGAGCTGCAAGAGCTGATTGTTAACATCATCAAGCTGCTTGTTGTTGTCAGAATTGAGTCGAGTTAATAACTCGTTCATATCCTCATTCATTCCGGTAACAGATTGAACAACGTCAGAATTTGAATCAGGTGTAGGGTCTGGTGTTTCTACGTCAGGCTTAGGCGTTTCCTCGGTCGGTGGTTTAGGAGGAACAGTAGGGTTAATGACTTCACCGCCAGAGCCAGGGAGTGGCGCGGTCGGGTCAGAGGATTGTGTTCTGGGGTCTGGTTGGGGTTCTGGCTCCGGCTCTGGTTCAGGGTTAAGGGTTAGGATTCGGCTCAGGAAGAAAAGAAGAGCAATTCTCATTCGGTACAAATTGGGAATTCACTCAGAAGGGGACCAAGGAGTATCCTGAACTATATAGAGAGCTTCGCATTCATAAAGAGACGGGTCAATTTTATGCTCAGGGTCAATATTAACACATAAATGGTCACCAGTGAGAGCAACACAACCACCCATTAAAGCAGAAGAGCAGATATCCCGGGATGGAGTTGCCGAGCCCCAGAAGTAAGAGTTCCAACCGACTTTTCCTGTTTGGCCTTTTGAAGCCTCGCAAGGGGTGGTAGGATCATCAACAACAATAAGAGTAACGCTGATATCCCCCTTTGATGAAAAGACCTGACATTTGTTGTCCAAATAGGTTTCTTGTTGGAAAATAACAAAAGAGGGGTCGCTAATAGATTTAACTCTATAAATTTTAAACCTGTTACCGTCAGCCTTACATGAAGTACCACCAAGTAAATTAGCATAATACTCAGCAGCGGCCTGAACAGTTGGAAAAGTCTTTGTTTGGTCAAAAGGTAACTGATAGGCAGCGAATTCAGGGAGAGCGGTAAAATATAAGCTAATGACCAGAGAGATAATAAATAATTTGCGCATAAACATAACCATAAAAAAAGGGGCGTTAGCCCCTTTGTTATCGGAGTTGAGAGCAGCTATAAAACCCGACATCCACCCAGCAACGCGAAAATAATTAACTGAATATCATGCAGGGCAATAAGCTTAGCTTAGTTACCGATTAGGCTTTGTTGACAGCGCGTTTGCCGAGAGTGATGCCTTTGAAAGCCATGTTGATGCCAATGATGGCAACACCAGCAGCAGTAACGAGAGCAGCGATACCAGCAAAGTCGATTGCAGCGAAAATTTCTTGCATAGTGGCACTCCTCAAAGGTTAATGAGTTTTTTGCCGACATAGAGCGCCTTGGTGGACAGATAACCGAGAGCAAATACAGCCATAAAACCAAAACTAAAGGCCAGACCTGCATCGGTTGGGGTTATGCGTGTGTAGCTCATCAAGTAGTCGTAATCCTGAATAGTGACAGCAACATAACCGCCGTCACATTCATTCAGTGGCTTGTCAGTAACCGCTAGGAATCCCTGACTATTTGGGAGAGCGCACACAGGCATTAAAACTTCCTTACTTTTTCAAGTGTTTCAAGTAAAGTATTTTTTCAGGTCGTCATCCTTGGGGATGAGCTCAACAGCAACGACTTCCAATGGGTCGTCAGGGTTACTACCAAAGCGAATGTCATATTCACGGTTAGGAACAAAAGCGCGTGTTTCAATCAAACGCTTGGCGTAAGTAGGTTCGATACGCAGCGGCTGCTTGTTGAAAGGAATATCCGTGTTTAGCCCTAAACCGTATTGAGCAAACTTCTCAACGTTGACGGTTTCAACAGGACGCAGAACGTTTAGCTCTGCAATAGTGGTTCCCCGACTTGGGGAATGTTTTGATGACGATACCAGTGATTTAGCCATTACCTTAACTCCATAGTGTGTTTTTCAGTTGTGCGTATGAATCAGGGACGCCGAGCAATTCAAAGTCAGGGCGTCTATGTTTGTGAGGGATAAGCATCCCGAATGCTTCGCCTAAATCGCCTTGCGTCATAGCGATAACTTCCGCTAACGCCACGCCACATTGACGGCGAACCCATGCGATGCGAGCCATAAATTCAAGACCTTGAGCCTTTTTGTTGCGAGAAAACTTAACCGGAGGCGTACACTCGATAGAAGGCCGAAAGGGGCAGATACCCGCAAAAGAGGCGGCAGGGTTGGCTAAAAGCTCGATATCGCACTTTTTCAGCTCAACCTCGTTTCGATACCAAATCAGGTCAGGGTCAGTAATTTTTTGCTCAAGCTTTTTGTTGTAGATACGCCAGTAAATCGCCGAGGAACGAGAGCCAACAATCGTAGCTTCTTCCATCAAAGCGCCGGGTCCTGTAATGCGTTTATGAGGAACCATTGAGGGACCTTGACCCCTTGGAGCAGTGCGAAATGCTCCCTCATAAAAACATTTCTCTGCATACTTGGCGTCGAAGTTTCCGGTGTAATCGTCCACGGCCAAGTCGAGACGAACTAAGCGAGTAATGCCAAGACCTGAGCGAGCCCCAATGAAGCTTCTTAGAGTTCGATACGGTCGAAAAGTGTTTGGGTGCACCCCGTGCCGTTGATTTGGACAAAAAGCCGTATCGTTGTTTCCGCCAATTCCGACAAGGCCACACTCAACTTGTCCGGTCATTATCGAGATGACCATAGAATCGTTGTAACCATGAAGGCCACGACCACGCATAGGCGATAAGCGAAAGCCCATGATTTTGGACATGAACAAATCAAAGCGATGAAAGAGCATCTTGGACACTTTGTTTCGGTGCGCTTCCATATGATGCTCGATTTGTTCCAAGGTAGAGCACACCGCGCCTTGTTCCTTGGTTCGGGTCTTTGGCTCGTGATAAACGGGCATCTGTAGATTGATAAAGTCTTGGTCGTTGCTTTTGTCCAAGTGGCGCAAGTCCGCATAGGCGAAAGTAAAAGCCAAGTGGTCAACTTTGACAGGGCGAACCGTATCATGGTGAGGGTGGTTACATGGCATGAAAGACCCCCTTTAACAGCAATTCGTTGTAGTTTTCGTTAGTGATTTCAACCAGTTGATATGGGTCAGCGCCATAGTGAATGGCAAGGTATTGCTCAAACTCAGGCCAGTTTTTAAAGAAACGATGCCCCCAAACGAAATACACGTTGATCCCGATGTTGGGTTCGTTGTCGTAGTAGATGAAATACCCATGATAGCGACCTTACTTAACCTGATAGGAAATCTGAGCTAGAGGCCAATTACGCTTAATCTTGGGTAAGATGGCGTTTGCAGTAGGAAGCGGCATTTTGTGGGCATCAGTAGAAACAGAAGTCACTGAGAAGCGCTGAGAACCATCCGAATTAAAGCCGCCGTAAGCAAGAAAGCGAGGAAGAGCGCCAGAAGTTAACTGGATGGTCACAAATGGGTTAACAGATTGTGATAGGGGTTTGTTTCTTGCTGAATTTGCCATATAACCCGCCTTAACTGGTTGGGGAGACCACCAAGGGGAAGAGTTAAGGTCTAGCGCCCAAGGTGGCCAAATTACGATTTATGGGGATTCTAGTCCCAATTTTTGGGGATTGTAATAGCGCAAATTGGGGATTGGCAAGCTATGATAGAAAAGAAAAGGAGGGATAAATATGTATGCAAAAAACTGTTAGGACCCTACAAAAGGCAAAAACTCGGTCCAAGACAAGCAAATTGCACACGACTAGAACTTGTCGCCCACAGAAAATAAGCAAAATGAGAACTGGAGTTAGGGGTTATATATCTGATGAAGAAGCAATTTTTTTAGCTGAATCAGCAGGAATTGACCCTGAAATCGCACTGTTAGGATGTCACGCAGACCGCAACGAAAACCCACGCACAAAAGCGATTTGGGAAAGCATAGCAAAAAAGCAAAACGGGCTAGGATTAAGAACAATATCAATGCTTTGCGGTGATCTAGCGGTGTCAATCAGCCAGTTTAACGAGGCTGTTTCTTACTTCGCAGTATGTCGGCTTATGGTAAAAGTTGCTATAAATAATGCTTATAAAACTTCCGCTTTTGGGAGTTTTATCAATGAATCGAAGCGAAATGACAAAGAATTTTGTTTTTCGTGAATTTGAATGCGGTTTAAGCGTTGAAGAAGCGGCGAAACTTTGTTTTAAAACTGAGAGCGAGGTCAAGCAATGGCACGCAGGGGAGAAGATACCACCGATTTGCAAGAGGCTGATGAGAGGCACACAGAAGAGAGCTGAAACGGGAGATG